CTTAGTGGTCAGGATATGGCTATTTACAAAAATGGGATTTTGGCTGATTCTGCAACAATTTCAGGCAGACCAACGGGGAATAAAACATATAATTGGGGTAAAAATGGAACTTCTTTTTTTACGGGGAATTTAGACCAAATAAGACTATTTGCATCTGTACTTTCAGCAGATAAAATAACCGAGCTTTACAACGAAAAGCCTTGTGCTGATACATCTAACTTTAAAGCTACATTGTATGATGGGAATAGTAATTCAGCAGGACAGTATGTCTCTAATGTAGGATTTCAACCTGACCTAACTTGGATAAAATATACGAATGCTAATATAAGACATTTGATTACCGATTCAATTACTGGGCCAAGTGTATATGAAGGTGCAGGAATTACAACTCATAGTAACGAAACCTTTGTTTCTAATACTTACGGAGAGTTTACATCTTTTGACGCAAACGGTTTTATTGTTCGATTTTGGAGTGGAAGTCAGTATTTTAATACCTCTGGTTATGACTATGTAGCGTGGAATTGGAAAGGCGGAGGAGCTGCGGTTTTAAATCAAAACGGAGGTACAAATAGTCAAGTTAGTGCTAATACTGCCGCAGGGTTTAGTATTGTGAACTGGAGTGGGGATAATAGTACTACAACAATAGGACACGGATTAAATTCTCCCCCTGAAGTAGTTATAAGAAAAAATTTAGGCACCAGTGACTGGGCTTTTGATACAACAGCAATTGATGGTAGTTTTGATTATTTATTTTTAAACACTACTGCTCAAAAAGCAGACCACACTTCACTATCAGCCCCAACTTCTACTGTATTTTCAACAAGTGGAACTGCATTTAATTCATCATCTATGATTGCCTACTGTTGGCATTCAGTTGCAGGATATAGTAAGATAGGGAGCTATCCAGGGAATGGTACAACTTCTAATACTGTATCTGCCCCGTCATTTGAGCCATCATTTGTAATGATAAAAAGAACAGATAGCACATCTAACTGGAGGATATATGATAATGCAAGGGGTACAAATGTAGAGTTATATGCAAATTCATCTTCACAAGATGTTTCCGCTACAGGATATATAAATTTTAACTCTAACGGATTTGAAATTACTACAACAGGTGCTTGGCTGAATGCAAATGGCGGAACTTACCTTTATATGGCTTTTAAATAAAATAAATTATGGACGTAATAATATTAATTATAGTACTAGTAAGTGTATTAATAGTGCTAAACGTAGTAGTTGCTATTATGCTTGCAAAAAAAGGATTTACTAAAGATGAGAATAATAACATGATTCCGGACATCTTAGAGGATAAATTTTCGGAGATGAGGGCAGATGTATCCAAAAGAGTAGATCGTGTAGGAGAAGAGCTTAAAGACGTTTCTAAGGCCATAAAAAACGTCGGCAAGCAAATCACTCATGTACCACAAGCTATGTCAGGTAAAAAAAGATCAGGATCAAAAGGGGCTATGAGCTTAAAAAATAGCGGCACTAAAGGATTTAAAAAATAAAATATGTACGTTTGTAACACATCAGCAGGAAATCTTAATGTAAATTATATTTATGTTCAACCTAAAAACAGAAAGTTTGACTGACTTAAAGATTTATGCTTTAAATTTGGCAGCTGTAGCTACATCAATGACAAATATAGATGTCGCACTAAAAATCATTGCTACACTTGTAGCGATTGGGTATACTGTGCATAAGTGGTACATAATGTATGGAAAGAATAAGTGAACATGTCTCGTACCGTGAGGGAGTTAAATCAAATACTGCCACTAGGCTAAATATAAAAAATACTCCTGATTCATATGCACTTAGTAATATGACTGGATTATCAATACATTTATTTGAACCGTTAAGACGGTGGGTTGGGGGACCAATTAAAATTAATTCATTTTATCGATCCGAAGATTTAAACAAAGCTATTGGCGGAAGTTCACGCAGCCAGCATTGTCAAGGTCGCGCGATTGATATAGACGACACCTTTGGTCATAAGACAAATGCTGAGATGTTTTATTACATAAAAGAGAAACTTAACTTTGATCAAATAATTTGGGAGTTTGGAGATGATAAAAACCCTGACTGGGTACATGTAAGTTATATTTCTACTAACGAAAATAGAGGCCGAGCATTAAAAGCTTACAGAGTAAAAGGTAAAACTAAATACAAAAACTATGGCTAAACCAAAAAAAAAATTTGGGCAAACCACCGTGGGCCGTATACTAAAAGCATCTGTTGGTCTGATTAACCCAACCCTAGGAAAATTAATTCAGGGGGATATGTCAATTGAGCAAGTTGTGTCATCAATAAAAAACTCTGACGCTCCAGCTGAAGATAAGATACGAGCTCAAGAGATGGTCCTCGAAGCATACGAGGCAGAGGTAGCGGATCGCGCTTCGGCTAGGCAAAGAGAAATGGCGGCATTAGCATCAGGGTCTAATGATATATTATTTAAGACAGTAGGCTGGGGGATTACCTTATGTTTTATAGGCGTTATAGCTGGAGCTATAGGATTGTGGGAAGTACCGAAAGAATCTCAAAGATTATTTGACATGGGATTCGGTGCTGTAGTAGCAGCATTTACTCAGGTAATTGGATATTACTTTGGATCGTCCGCAGGAAGTAAACAAAAAACAGATTTAATAAATAACAATGGCCCAAACACTCAACCTTAGTAGTTATCAAATAAAAGCAAAAATAAAGCGGCCAGGTGTCCACTCAAAAACTAAATCTTCCGCACTAAAATCTTCTAAGAATTATCGCAAACTTTACCGGGGACAAGGGCATTAAAATATTTGTATCTTTATATTTTAATTAAATCTAATCAAATGGATATAAGGAAAATATCTGTGGGACCTGATTATAAGTCAGGAGCGATGCATTACTTGGTTGGGCAAGAGGTCTTAAATGGAAGTTATTTCATACATCTTATACAGTATGACTTCAACACGGATTCTGTAAAAATATGGATCCAAAGAAAAGATGAAATTGTTTTGTGGAAAGAATTTACCTCCCCTATGCCTCTATCTATTGAATACAACATTAATTTTTAATGCAGTCACCTTTTTATTTTATTGTTAAGCCTCTGAAAGGAAAAAGGTATAACAACACAAAATCAATCAGTGGAGTTGAATTTATTACAAGTTCTTCAGAAGAAGATTATACCGTAGCAAACCGAGAGGGTATTGTTACAGAAACACCATTAAACTACACGGGACCGATTGAGATAGGTGATATACTTTTAGTACACCACAATGTTTTTAAATATTATAACGACATGAAGGGTCGTCAGAAAAGCGGTAAGAGTTATTTTAAAGATGATTTATATTTTATTGATAACGACCAGTTCTACATGTATAAGCAAGATGGTAAGTGGCACAGTCACGACAGGTATTGTTTTGTTAAGGCAGTTAAAAAGCAAGATTCATTTATGTTCAAGCGTGGCAATGAGGAGCCGCTTATGGGAGAGATGGTATATCCAAACAAGTACTTACTTTCACAAGGTGTTAATGCGGGATCGACAGTCAGTTTTCAACCCGACAGCGAATACAAGTTTGTGGTAGACGGAAACGAATTATACAGAATGTTTGACCACCAAATTACTATCAAATTATGACTAATATAATTATAGACAACTTTTTAGATAATCCTAATCAATATGTGATAGAAGCTTTAGAGAAAGATTTTTATGACGTTAGTTATGGAGATATTACTTTTAAAGGCATTCAAAAAAGAGACATAGACGAGTTTCAATATAAAATTGAAGGAGCGTATCCCGAATATGAAGTTACTTTTAATTTTATTAGACAATCACCACTTAATCAAGAAGAACCAAACTACATCCATACAGACGAAATGATGGGCGATAAAACGGTATTGTTATATTTAAATAAACAGCATCCCGTTGAGGATGGTACTACATTGTATAAATACAATAAAATACGTGATGATTATTTGCCTTTATCCACTTTTTATTCAGAATATAATCGTGCTGTAGTATTTGATTCTTTAATACCCCATTCCAGAAACATATATGAAAACTTTGGTGAGGGAGAATATTCTAGATTAGTTCAAGTAATATTTTTAAAACGAAAGATATGAGTTCAGAACAATTAAAATTACAAATTATTGAAGCTGGGCGAAAAGCAGTTGAACAGCTCATTAAGGTGGCCAAAGAAGATATAATAAAACCAGAACCAGAGGATGAGTTAGCGGCGGATAGATTGAAAAACGCAGCGGCCACGAAAAAACTTGCAATATTTGATGCTTTTGATATACTGAATAAAATAGATGTTGAGAAAGAAAATATAACTATTAATCAAACTAATGGGAACAAGATCCAAACTAAACAAGGGTTTGCCGAGCGACGATCAAAATAGATTGTTTTATGTGGTAAGAAATCTTGTTACTAATTCTGTGCTTTTAAATAAAAATAAAGCAAAGACTTGGGTTTACGGCTATAATGAAAAGTATGATATGGTTGTCATTACTAAGTCAGGTCAGATTGGACAAATAGTTAATATTAATGGATTAAACATTGCCCTTCCTAAAGAGCCTAATAAAGTTGAGAAAAGATCTGACACTAAAAACAAACAGTATTGGGAAAGAAAAGAATTACCTAAAGAACTCAATCGAATTCCTTCTATATTTCAGTGGAATGAGATGGCAAGTGTCTTTAAAAACAGATGGGTTGATTATATTGAACAAGAGTTTGACCGTAGAGATGACGGACATTGGTTTTATAACAATGGTAAAATTACATACATCACTGGTTCTCACTACATGTACCTTCAGTGGACTAGCATTGACGTTGGCTATCCAGACTTTAGAGAAGCAAATAGAATATTTTTTATTTTTTGGGAGGCTTGTAAAGCCGACAAACGTTCTTTTGGATTAGTATATCTTAAGATTAGAAGATCTGGATTTTCTTTTATGGGATCATCAGAGTGCGTTAACACTGGAACTCTTGTAAAAGATTCAAGGGTTGGCATACTGTCAAAGACAGGATCAGATGCAAAAAAAATGTTTACTGATAAAGTTGTTCCTATTGCCAATAGACTACCATTCTTTTTTAAACCAATCCAAGATGGAATGGATAAGCCTAAAACAGAATTAGCTTTTAGAATACCAGCATCCAAGATTACTAAAAAGAATATGTATGATGCAGTAGATGACGAATTGTATGGTTTAGATACCACCATTGACTGGAAAAATACAGACGAAAACTCTTATGATGGGGAGAAATTACTTTTGCTTGTACATGACGAAAGTGGAAAATGGGTAAAGCCTAATAATATACTAAACAATTGGAGGGTAACAAAAACATGCTTGCGACTAGGGAGTAAAATTATTGGCAAATGCATGATGGGGTCAACCTCGAATGCTCTTAGTAAAGGAGGCGATAACTTTAAAAAACTATTTGAAGATTCAAGCACTGAAACTAGGAATAGTAATGGTCAAACTAAAAGCGGCATGTATTCTTTGTTTATTCCAATGGAGTGGAACATGGAAGGGTTTATAGATAAGCACGGAATGCCTGTGTTTTACAAGCCCGAAAATAAAGTTTTGGGAGTAGATGATGAGTTTATTAATAATGGCGCAATTGATTATTGGCAAGCAGAAGTAGATTCATTAAAAAACGATGCCGATGCGTTAAATGAATTTTACAGACAATTTCCAAGGACTGAGTCACATGCTTTTAGGGATGAGAGTAAAACATCATTATTTAACCTAACCAAGATATACCAACAAATTGATTACAACGATTCTTTAATCATACAACAGCATGTTACAAGAGGTAGATTTTATTGGGAAAATGGAGTTAAAGATTCTAGAGTAATATTTTCTCCTGACCCTAAAGGAAGATTTAAGGTTTCTTGGATGCCCAACAAAAACATCACCAATAAAAAATATAAGAAGCATGGTCATTATTTTCCTTTGAATGAACACATTGGCGCATTTGGATGTGACTCATATGATATTTCAGGAACTGTAGTAGGAAGAGGATCTAATGGTGCGCTGCATGGATTGACTAAGTTTAACATGGAAGAGGCTCCTAGTAACGAGTTTTTCTTAGAATATGTAGCTAGGCCACAGACCGCAGAAATATTTTTTGAGGAAGTTTTAATGGCATGTGTGTTTTATAGTATGCCTATACTAATAGAGAACAATAAACCTAGATTACTTTATCATTTTAAAAACAGAGGGTATCGTGGGTTTTCTATGAATCGACCTGATAAACATTTCAATAAATTATCTAAAACGGAAAAAGAGTTAGGAGGTATACCAAATACTTCAGAAGATGTGAAGCAATCACACGGATCTGCAATAGAGTCTTATATTGAGAAGCACATTGGATTGGATTTGTCCGGAGCTTATCGAGATCCTTCTGAAATGGGTAGTATGTATTTTACTAGAACTTTAGATGAGTGGGCACGATTTGATATTAGCAACAGGACTAAGTTTGACGCTAGTATCAGCTCAGGTTTAGCAATAATGGCGAACCAGAAAAACCTATATTTACCCGAACAAAAACAAAACAAAATAAATCTTAACTTTGCTAGATATTCCAATAATGGAAATTACAGTGAATTAATCAAATAGATGGAAGACGTAAAAATTAATATTTCATCTGTAGGTTTTCCAAGTCAGTTTGTATCAGACTCAGAAAAAGCAACCAAAGAATTTGGTTTACAGATAGGACAAGCGATACAATACGAATGGTTTCGAAAAGATTCAAATGGCTGTAGATACTATAGTCAGTGGAGAGACTTTAATAGATTAAGACTTTACGCTAGAGGAGAACAGTCAATAGCTAAGTATAAAAACGAATTAGCGGTTGATGGTGACTTGTCTTATCTTAATCTCGATTGGACCCCTGTTCCTATTCTACCAAAATTTGTTGATGTTGTAGTAAATGGAATGCAGGATCGATTATTTAAAGTTAAAGCGTATGCTCAAGACGCATTGTCACAAGCAAAAAGAAGTAAGTATCAAAATATGATAGAAGGCCAAATGGCTGCCAAAGAACCATTACAGGTTTTGCAAGCTAACACTGGGTTCAATCCTTTTACTATGGATCCAGATGAATTGCCGGGGTCTGACGAAGAGCTGTCTTTGTATATGAATTTAAATTATAAGCCTGCTATAGAGATAGCGGAAGAAGAGGCAATTGATACAATGTTTGCTGAAAATCATTACGAAGATGCTAGAAAAAGAATAGATTACGATCAAATGGTTATCGGTATCGGTATTGCAAAGCATGAGTTTTTACAAGGCGCAGGCGTAAAAGTTTCTTATGTAGATCCCGCTAACGTTGTTTATAGTTATACGGAAGATCCATTTTTTAAAGATTGTTTTTATTGGGGAGAAATTAAAACAGTATCAATAACGGAATTAAATAAAATTGATACTAGCCTAACAACTGAAGACTTAGAGCAAATATCGCAATATAGCCAAAGCTGGTATGACTATTTTAATACTGCACAGTACTATGAGAATGATATATTCTATAGAGATACTTGTACCCTTCTTTACTTTAACTATAAGACCACAAAAAAAATGGTCTATAAGAAAAAGATAAATGAAAGCGGAGCTACCCGTATGATCGAAAAGGATGATACCTTTAATCCCCCTGAAGAAATGCTTGAGGAGGGAAATTTTGAAAAGATAGAAAAAACAATTGATGTTTGGTATGATGGTGTTATGGTCATGGGGACTAATATTATTTTAAAATGGGAGTTGGCAAAGAATATGGTGCGTCCCAAGTCTTCATCTCAACATGCAATGCCAAATTATGTAGCTGCTGCACCTCGTATGTATAAAGGTGTTATTGAGTCACTCGTAAGAAGAATGATTCCTTTTGCTGACCTAATACAAATGACACATTTGAAACTACAGCAAGTTATTGCAAGAGTAGTACCTGATGGTGTGTATATCGATGCGGATGGTTTAAATGAAGTTGACCTTGGTACTGGTGCGGCATATAATCCTGAAGATGCATTAAGATTATATTTTCAAACTGGTAGCGTGATTGGTAGAAGCTATACCCAAGAAGGTGAATACAATCAAGGTAGAGTCCCTATAAAAGAGTTAACTAGTAACTCTGGAGCTTCAAAGACACAAATGTTGATAGCTAATTACAACCATTATCTAGACATGATAAGATCCGTGACAGGACTAAATGAGGCTAGAGATGGGTCAACTCCTAACTCAGACGCTTTGGTAGGTGTTCAAAAATTAGCAGCACTTAGTTCAAATACAGCTACCCGTCATATATTAGACGGAAGTCTTTACATATATCGTACTTTGGCGGAAGCCTTAACGTATAGGGTGGCTGATATTTTAGAGTATTCTGACTTCAAAGAGGACTTTATAAATAAGATAGGAAAATACAATGTCAGTATTTTAGGTGACATATCCGAGCTGTATATTTATGACTTTGGAGTATTTATAGAATTATCACCAGATGAAGAGCAAAAGGCAATGCTTGAGCAAAACATTCAAATGGCTTTATCAAAAGGTGACATTAACTTGGAGGATGCTATAGATATAAGAGAGATAAAAAATCTTAAGTTAGCAAATCAATTACTTAAAGTTAAACGTAAATCAAAACAGGAGCAGGACGAACAAAGAGAAATGCAGAAGCAAGCAATGATATCACAGCAGCAACTTAAATCACAAGAGTTAGCTGCACAAGTTGCGATCCAAAAAATAGACCTTGAAACCCAAGGAAAGTTAAAATATAAGCAAGGCGAGATGCAACTAGAAATTGAGCGTAATAAAGTTGAAGCACAGCTTAAAAGTCAATTAATGGAGCAAGAGTTTAATTATAACTTGCAACTACGTAACATGGACGGTATGGCATTGTCAAATCGCGAACAAACAAGAGAAGATGCCAAAAGTCAAAGAATAAGTCAGCAAAACACTGAGCAGTCCAAGTTAATAAACCAAAGAAAAAATAATCTTCCTCCTTTAAATTTTGAATCAAATGAAGATAGTTTGGATGGTTTTGACCTAGCTGAGTTTGAGCCTAGATAATGTTAAAAGTGTATATAAATATTATATAACTTTGTAATTAATAAAATCAAATCTAAATCTAATGGAAATTAAAGTAAGAGAATTAACTGATGTTGAAGAAAAGTCAGTACAAGAAGTAGAGCAAGAATTGCTTAACAAGCATGAAGCTCAACAAGAATTAAAGTTTGAAGAGGACGCAGAGGCCAAATCAAACGCAGAGGTGAAAAGTGATTCAGCAGAAAAAGTTGAAGAGCAAGTAGAAGATCAAGAGACAAATAACGTCGACTCACCTTCCGAAGAAAATAAAGAATCTAAGGAGTTATCCGAAGAAGAAGTTCTTTCATATATTGGAAATAGATACGGTAAGGAAATCAATTCTATCGACGAATTGGTTACCGCAAGAGAAGAGGCACCAGAAATGCCTGAAGATGTTGCGGCTTACTTTAAGTATAAAAAAGAAACAGGAAGAAGCATTGAAGAATTTGTAAAGTTACAAAGAGATTATTCTGATGTTAATCCTGATACTTTGGTAAGAGAATATTTGACAATTACTGAAGAAGGTTTAGATCCTGAAGACATAGATTCCTTGATGGAAGATTATGAATACGATGAGGATATAGATGATGATTCAGCAATTAAGAAAATTAAATTATCAAAGAAAAAAATTACTGCTAAAGCTAAAAAGTTTTTTAAGGAACAGCAAGAACAATACAAGTTGCCCCTTGAGTCAAGGGAAAACCAGTTCACTGATACTGAAGAATATAATGCTTATAAGCAGTATGTGAATACGGCTCAAAGTCAACAGGAAGAGGCTAAACGCAAAAGCGAATGGTTTGTCAAAAAAAGTGACGAAATATTCAACAATGAATTTAAAGGTTTTAAGTTCAATTTAGATCAAAGCGAATTATTCTTTACACCTGGTAATGCTTCTGAATTAAAAAAAGCTCAAGAAACACCAATGAATTTTGTAAATAAATTTGTTGACGATCAAGGTCTTTTACAAGATGCAGAAGGATACCACCGCTCTTTAGCTATTGCAATGAATCCCGAAAAGTTTGCTCAGTTTTTTTATGAGCAAGGTAAATCAAGTGCAACAGAAAATGTAATGCGTAAGACTAAAAATATTGATATGTCTGAGCGTTCAACTCCTGAAGCAGTTGCTAAATCTGGGTTTCAAGTTAAATCAGTATCATCGCCTTCAAGCAATGGACTGAGAATTAAAAGTGTAAAAAGAACTTAATATTAATTAAAAATTTATTATCATGGCAGGACAAGTCAAAAGTACTCCTACTTTTGCGCTAACGCCAAGTTCAGAGAGAACTCCGACAGCGCAAAATTATCTAACCAATGCAGATTTCGATTGGTTAAATCAATATTTACCTGACACTTACGAAAAAGAATTCGAGCGTTACGGTAACAGAACTATCTCATCTTTCCTACGTATGGTGGGTGCTGAGATGCCTACTAACTCTGACTTAATCAAATGGGCAGAGCAAGGTAGACTACACACTAAATACACTAATGTTGGATCAGCAGGAGCTGGTGCGGCAGACCAAGTTGTATTTCAAGTTAATGATGTATTAGACCCTACAGCTGCAGAGCAAGTNATTAGAGTTGGACAGACAGTAGTTATTGTGCAAAACGATGGCTCAGGATCAAACAAAGCTGTAGTTAGTGCGGTTAATAATGCTGGTGGTGGAAGAGGACAGTTTACAGCTGACTTTTACGAAGCCGGTGGTTTAACAACTGCAGGTACAGGTGTTGGTAATGCTGACGTTACTGTATTTATCTATGGGTCAGAATTCAAGAAAGGTACTGCTGGAATGGCTGGATCTCTTGAATCAAATGATTTCATCTTTGACAACAAGCCTATTATCATCAAAGATACTTACAATGTATCTGGATCTGATATGGCACAAATCGGATGGATTGAGATCACTACCGAAGACGGTGGAACAGGATACCTATGGTATCTAAAATCTGAGCATGAAACAAGACTTAGATTTGACGATTATCTAGAAACAGCAATGATTGAAGCTGTACCCGCTGAGACAAACTCAGGAGCTGCTGCCATTCTTGGTAGTGCAGGNGGTGCTGCTGATCCTGGAGCTGGATCTGATGGTATTTTCTATGCTGTACAACAAAGAGGTAATATCTGGGACGGTGGAAACCCAACAGTGTTAGCTGACTTTGATAATGTAATTAGTCGTCTAGACAAGCAAGGAGCGATTGAAGAAAACGTATTATTCGTTGACAGACAATTTGCTTTTGATATTGATGATATGTTAGCTGCCCAAAACTCTTACGGAGCAGGCGGTACTTCATATGGTCTTTTTGACAATGACGAAGAGATGGCGTTAAACTTAGGTTTCTCAGGATTTAGAAGAGGTTATGACTTCTACAAGACTGACTGGAAATACCTGAATGACCCAACTATGAGAGGTGGACTTCCAACAGGAGCAGGATCAGGACGTGTAAACGGACTACTTGTGCCCGCTGGATCAACTAGTGTTTACGACCAAATCCTTGGTAAAAACGCTAAGAGACCTTTCTTACATGTTAGATATAGAGCTTCAGAAACTGAAGACAGACGTTACAAAACTTGGATTACTGGTTCTGCTGGTGGTGCAAGAACAAGTGATGTTGATAACATGCAAGTAAACTTCTTGTCAGAGAGAGCTGTTTGTACTTTAGGTGCTAACAACTTCTTTATCTTCCAAGAATAGTACACTATCTTAATGGGGGTGTAAAAGCCCCCATTATTTTTATTATAAATTTTAAATCTAATCTAATGAATACGACTACCAAATACGTAGATAAAATCTACAAGCTTACACGAGAAACTGCACCTTTATCCTTAATCTTAGCGTCAAGACATACACAGAGATTTCCTCTGCTATGGTTTGATGAAGAAACAGGATCCAACAAAGCATTAAGGTATGCAAGAAATCAAAACTCACCTTTTCAGGATGAACAAGATAATAATGCTATTTTAGAGCCTATTGTTTTTGAAAATGGGTTTTTAACAGTTCCTAAGAATAATCAAGTACTTCAGAAGTTTTTAGAATACCACCCTGGTAAAGGGCGTGTATATGTAGAAGTGGACAAAGCTAAAGATGCTGCACAAATTGTAGAAGAGTTAAATGCTGAAGTTGATGCGCTTATAGAAGCTAGACAACTTAGTGTTGATCAAGTGGAAAACATAGCTAGGGTTATATTTCAAATAGATATAACAACAGTAACAACAGCGGAGCTTAGACGAGATATATTAGTCTTTGCTAAAAATCAACCACAAGATTTTTTACTATTATTAAAAGATCCAGCGTTAAAACTAAATTCTAAAATACAGTTATTCTTTGACAAAAAGTTACTTCAATTTAGAAATAGCAATAAAGAGGTTTGGTTTAATACTCCATCCAATAAAAAGAAAATGTTAAATGTTCCTTATAAAGAAGATCCCTACTATATCATTGCATCTCATTTTCAATCAGATGAGGGATTGGAAGCGTTAAAGCATCTATCTAATCTAGCAAAAAACGTATAAATTCATCGTTTTTATTTTTTGTATATTTGTTTTTTGTTTAACCCATAAATTTTTTAACATGGCAAAATATATTACATTCGATACTGCAAGTAACGGAAATGTTCACCTTGCAACAGATGACATTCTTTATGCAGAAACCACAAGTTCAACTGCTGGAACAATCTTTTTGAAAGGCGGAAGCCACAAATTTACTGTTACTGGAACAGGTTTAACTTCAGGTTTTGCAGCAAATGTAAACGCCGCATTAGTTAACGCAGCTGAAACAAGTTGGACTAACGCAGTAGTTCCTGTAAGTAAATCAGGAGGGCTTTTAGTATTTACTAGCGTAGCTGTAGCTACTATTTAACATTACCTTTTTATTAGGTACTAGAGAGAGGTCATGAAAAATTGACCTCTTTTTTTTTTACCTATCTTTGTGAAAAGACTATTAATGATAAATGCTGTTAGAAATACAGTTTTAGCAATATTAAATAAGAATAATTACGGTTACATATCGCCTGCTGATTTTAATCTTTTTGCTAAACAAGCTCAATTAGACATATTTGATGAATATTTTATTTCTTACAACCAGCAAGTTAATGAAGAAAATGCTAGACTTTCTGGCACGGGATATGCTGATATAAAAAAAGGCTATGAAGAGGTTATTGACACTTTTTCAGTAACGGGATCATTAGCTAACACATCTACAAATGTTTACACGGTACCGACCAGCGCAACAACAGGATCAGATTATTATTTGTTAAATAAAATATTAATATATAGTAAAACAATTTCAACTGGAACAACCACTGGAGTATCGGGAAATAATACTTTAGTTGATGCCACTGCAACCTTTCAAACTGATGGAGTTTTAGTGGGCGATGTAGTATCTGTTATAATTAATGCTTCTAATGTTTCAAACCTTACTGTTACAGCAGTAACAAATAATACACAAATAGTTGTCACCCCTTCTCTATTAAACACTTCTCCTTTAGCTTACTCGATTTATAGACCTTCCGACTTAACTAGTGAAGCGGAGTCCGTTAGTCATAGTAAAATTACATTGTTAAATAAATCATCTTTAACCTCACCCAACGCAACCTATCCTGCTTATACATTAGAGGGGAATTCAATCTCTATATTTCCAACCACAATTAATAATGTCGGTCGTGTGACTTCGCAATATATAAGATATCCAAAAGACCCAAAGTGGACTTATATAAGTCTATCGGGAGGTGAACCTTTATTTGATCAAACACAAACTGATTTTCAAGATTTTGAACTTCCGGAGGACGATGTAAATAATCTTGTAGCTCGAATTTTACAATACGCAGGTCTTTCTATAAGAGAAATATCAACGGTACAGTTTGGTCAAGCGTTAGAACGACAAGAAACACAAGAACAATAAGATGGCATATATAAATCAAAAAAAATATTACACTAATGACGGTGTTGTACCAACTGATTTGAATTGGGGTTCATATCAATACATAAGCTTAAAAGATATAGTAAATAATTTTTTACTTATGTATGATGGAAATCATTCACTTATTAACAATGAAGAAAGGTTTAAGATATTATTTCACGCAAAAAGAGGTATTCAAGAATTAAACTATGATGCGTTTAAAGAAATCAAATCATTACAACTTACAGTGTATTCAGACTTGAGATTTGTTATGCCTTCCGATTATGTTAATTGGGTTCGAATATCTTTATTTAAAAATAACACCATAAGACCACTGCTTGAGAATATTCAAGTTCAATCAGCGCTATCATACGTACAAAGCGCTACGTCTTCCTTTACTTACGATGCAAACGATAATGTTAACACTCAAACATCAAGTATAGATACAGCTAGAACTGACGGTTCATTAAACAGTATATACTTAAACCAAGCTAATCTTGATCAAGATAACAATCCACCTTATAATGAGGATTTTTATGATACGCATATAGGGGCCCGTTACGGCCTTAACACAGAGACAGCCAACATGAACCCTACCTTTACTATAGATAAGAAAGCAGGAGTTATTAATTTTAACTCAACGATGGCAAATGAGCAGTGTATATTGGAATACATATCAGACGGTATGGAGGGAGGAGATGATTCTTTAATTACTGTAAATAAATTATTTGAAGATTATATATATGCTTTTATCAAATACGCAATACTAAATAATAAATTTGGAGTTCAGGAATACATAATTAATCGTGCACGAAAAGACAAAACTTCCTTGTTGAGAAATGCTAAAATTAGATTAAGCAATATTCATCCGGGTAGATTGTTAATGAATATGCGCGGAAATAATAAGTGGATTAAATAGAATGGCAAATCTTCAGAGAAATTTTATTAAAGGAAGAATGAATAAAAGCCTTGATGAAAGGCTACTTCCCAATGGTGAATATATAGACGCTCTTAACGTTAGGCTTGGTTCCACTGAAGATAGCGAGATAGGGTCCGTAGAAAATTCGAAAGGTAATACAGTCTTAACTCAACTTTCATATTCAGGAGCTGATACTAGTCTAGCAGCTCGATGCATAGGGGCTTTCGAGGATGGTGTGAATCAAAGGATATATTGGTTTGTACACGATCCTTCTTTTACTTTAGGCTTGCCACAAAAACTAGATTTAATTGTTTCATACAATGTTCATACAAGTAACTTAACGTACCACATTATTAGCATTAATGACGGAAGTGACACCTCTACCACTCTTAACTTTAGTTCTGATAGTTTAATAACAGGGGTTAACTTGGTCGACGATCTGCTGTTTTTTACTGATAATTTAAATCCTCCTAGGGTAATAAACATAAACAAAAGCTATGATGTTCCAGTAAATAATATAGATCAATTTATTGCTGAAGATATATTAGTTATAAAAAGACCTCCTGTTGAAGCGCCAACCTTAAAACTTTTTAATGTCGCGGGACAACAAGATAATTTCTTAGAAGAAAGATTTATTTCTTTTGCTTATCGTTATAGATATTCAAATGGAGAGTATTCTGCGACATCTCAGTTTAGCAAGTATGCGTTTGACCCTGGAACTTTTAATTTTAGCTTTAATAGTTTTTTAAATGAAGGAATGAAAAACAGTAAGAACGCTGTTATCATAACATTTAATGCCGGAGGACCTTTAGTAAAAGATATACAATTATTATTTAAAGAGTCTACGACCAATACTATTAAGGTAATAGAAACTTTTAATAAGAGTAATTTAGGTTACGCAGATTTTAATAATTATACTTTTACTTTTGATGAAAGTAAAATATTTACCGTTTTACCTGAAAGCGAAATATTAAGGTTATTTGATAATGTTCCTAAGATAGCCAAAGCTCAAACTATTATGGGCAACAGACTTGTTTATGGAAACTACAAAGATGGTTATGATTTAGTAGATAAATTTAATGATCCATTAAAATTAGAATTTATTTCAAATCTAACTTCTCAACCAATAGATGTTGAGGCTATAAATACGCCCGTAGGCCCACATACATATACAATAAATACCTCTCAAACTATTATAAACCCTGTTTTATATATAGATTTATCTAATTTTGAATTAATAAAAGGTTCTGTTGTTACTATAGATTTTAGAATTATACATAAATCATTTTCTGGTAATACTCCCGGTGGAACCACACCACCAACTGATTTAATATTTGAATACATTCTTCCTCAAGATTTTGCTAATGTATATTCATTAGCCACAAGTACAGATTTTATAGAAAAAGTAGGAACTGCTACAAATATACAAACTGTTCCTAATGCGAGTCTTGGAACAACCCTAACAGACCAAGTTAACGCCGCTATCCCATCATCCTTAGGAACGTATACCAAAACAGCAAGTGGTATTACAGCGGACGGTGAACCTATTGCAATTATTGCAGAACCAACAAATAACACCATTGGATTAGTTTTGATTGCAATGAAATATGTTGATGGTTCAAACATTGCTTACGAATATTATAATATAAATTTTGCTTCTGGTGATTATCAAGGAAAGAACAATATATTAAGTTTACATAGTAACCGAGGGTATGAGATTGGCATTGTTTATATGGACGAATATAACCGCTCATCTACAGCTTTAGTAAGCCCAAGCAATACTATTCAAGTCCCCTGTGCTAATTCTGTAAACCAAAATAAAATTCAAGTTACTATACCAATACAGCAGCTAGCACCAAAGTGGTCGACAAGATATAAGTTTGTTATAAAACCATCTGAAGACACTTACGATACTATTTACTCCAACATATATTATAAGCCTGTAGGATCAAGTTTTGTTTGGTTTTTACTAGAGGGGGAAAGTTCAAATAAAATAGAAGAAGGAGATCGTTTAATAGTTAAATCTGACAGTCAAGGTCCAGTTTTAAGATGTGTGGAAACTACGGTTTTAGAAAAATCGGCTCAAATAGCAGATTTCATAACAGCTAAAGATGATAGCGGTAATACCATATCGATTGCTGCTGGTACATACATGAAGTTAAATCCAAGTAACTTTTCAGCTGCCGTTACAGATAATGGAATAGTTGCTCCAGGGTCTAAGTACACCGCTAGAAATGCACCTGGAACCTTTCCAATAATGGCTTATAATTTAAATATAGAAGACCCCTCTAATTCAGGTCAATATTTAGATTATAACGTTCCCTCTGGTAGTAGAATTACTTTAAATATAAGACAGGAAAGGGTTGGACCTAGATCAGGTAATAGTTTGTGCGAAAGAAGGATAAATGAAATTGATGTAAATCTTATTACCACTAGAGATTACTCTAGTATGGAGAACTGGTTTTATGGTGACAATATTGGTGATGTTTTACAAACAGCAGCACAGACCGAAGTTGGCGGAGGCGATGCTCCTATTTTAAACGAAGTACAACCATTTTTATCTCAGGCTGGGGCTCCAAACTTAGATTCTACAACGTCGACAGACATTGCAACTAATCTAACAACAAATTATTATAGAGTATATAGGAACACAACTACAAATCAATTATCTCTTTTAATTACGGGAACAGAAAGGTGTTCGGGACGCACAGGAATTAGCAAACGAAGGTCAAGCATTACAGCAGAAATACAAGTATTTAGATCTGAATCCGTTATTACTTTTGAGAGTATACCTCAAGACGCAGCGGCTGATGTTTGGTATGAAAACCATTTGTCTTTTCCTATAGACGAGGACGGACATCACCAAGCAAATGTGCAGAATCAAACCGATAACGTGTCAGCTATAGTTGATACCGAATTTGCAAATGTCTATACTTTTGGAAATGGAGTAGAAAGTTATAAAATATTAGATTCTTTAACTGGGAGAACCTTAAACTATGGGGAAAGAGTAACTACCACTACTTCACAAGAATATAAAGAGAGTGACAGAATAGCTGACCTAACTTATAGCGGGGTTTACAATGATGAGTCTAATGTAAATAAATTAAACGAATTTAATTTAGGGTTAGCTAATTTTAAAATATTAGAAGATAGTTTTGGCGGCATACAAATACTTCATTCAAGAAAAACGGATATTTTAGTATTACAAGAAGATAAAATATCTTACGTGTTATCAGGTAAAAATTTACTAACCGATGCCATCGGGGGTGGGGCATTAACCTCTATTCCTGAAGTTTTGGGTACACAAATATCGAGAATAGAAGAATACGGTATAAGCAAAAACCCCGAAAGCTTTGCTTCGTGGGGAGCAAACAAATATTTTACGGATGCAAAAAGAGGAGTTGTATTAACCTTAAAAGGTTCAAGTGCGCAGAATGAACAGCTAGAGATAATCTCTCAATACGGAATGCGTGGGTGGTTTAGAGACACTTTTATAGAGTCTTTTGACACAGAAAAAATTGGTGGATTTGATCCTTACATGAATGAGTATGTTTTGGCTACGTCTTTATCTACAGGGTCCTTATTAGCTGAGTGTGTAAATTGTGGTATTAACAAATCTATTACTTTAACTCCTAACGTGCCATTTACATATTGTGTTGACTTAACAGAGTTTTTAGGAGAAACAGAGATAAAGTATACTATTCCTTTTGAGGGAAACGATGCGGTTAATAGTGAGGCGGGAGTAAATATAGTAACTGAATTAAACTCAAATCAGATTGTTAGTGAAAATGTTTTATCTGGAACAGGATATGTTATAACGGCAGTTTATAATGGAATTACCTATTCCACTGGAAATGTGTTTAAAAGTGGAGTTTTAACATTTAACAAAAACTCAGTTACTGCAACCAAGGTGGACATTACTATAACCACAAGCTCAACATTAGCTGATACCATTCAAGTGGATGTCGAATGTCCAAACTCACAAATTATTAATATTTATAACATAGCTGTAACTAGTAACTCGGATGCAGAAAAATTTATAACAAATGAATACAGGTGGAGTTCGGGAACTTATAACTCGCCTCTTCACTCAGAAAGAGTAGAGTTTTCTACTAGCACCACTAATCCTATAGTCTCACAATACTCTTTGGTTTCAGGACGCGAAGGCGGTGGTGTTATACCAGGTGCAAATGCAGTGGTTTCTATTATAAGTAGAAAAGAAGGTTTTGACAACTACGTTTTTAATTCAGCAAATAGATTAAAATATTATAGAAGTGATACTCTCTTTCAAAATAATGGGGCTGATATAACAAGACTTTTAGCTCTTGCTAGTGATGCTGTTCCAATATTGTCACAAGCTAACCCTCCTCAAGACTTTGCTACATTTACTCTACCCTCTACAGGCCAAAACCTATATTTAATATGGGACTATAGAGAGCCAACAGCAGGAATATTATGTCAGTCCACAACATCGGCTAATGATGCGTGTACAGGATGTGCTGCCGTTCCTACGCCACCTATACCACCTGTACCACCAACGCCAAATTTTTACGGATGGAATATAGAAGCTTCGGGGTCTACGACTAGCCCTTCTTCTTGTCCTTTAACTGGGCAATTAATATACTCTAGCGCTGCAAGCATAAATGCTGTGTTTGCTAATAGCACTGTTTTTTACACCACCCCAGGTTTACAGGCTGGAACAGAATTTAATGGAGAAAATAAATATTTTGGAGTAAGGGATCCTTCATCTGGAAGCGGAACATCTCAAGCGATATTTAGATTTACTAGCGTTGGAACAGTTTCAAATATTGATACTACAGGTGTATGCTCAACTAACCCTGGGCCTAATCCTAATATTGAAGCGTGGGACTTGCAGTTGTGTGATGGAAGTAGCGCTAACAAACAAGCTCTTCAAGAGGTTAATGGAGATAGACTCTTTGCTGACATGGTTATTGGACATGACGGTTCCTGTTACAGAGTGCTTTCTCTAGCACCGAGTGTTTTAGCTGACGGCTTTAGTGAATGGGCAGAGTTTAATGACTATGCTGATGGCGGATGTACTCAATGTGACGGTACTATTAAATATTACGAGGTAGCCAACTGTAGCAACCTTGGAAGTCTTACAGACGTAAGAATTGACATAGGGGGTACATTAGCGGTAGGAGGAGCATATTTTTATAATGGGGCCTGTTACACAGTAACTAAAAACATTGGAGTTAGTAGCGGAGCAACCGTAGTACCTTCAAAATATTATGGGAATTGTGACCAATGTAACGAAGATAATAACCTTTAAATTATGGCAACACAAGCAACATTTTATTTTGATACAGCAAGTTTTGCAAATGCAACTACGGTTTTTACAGACCAAAACTTAACCAATATAGCTCCAAATGGATGGTATTCTGACCAGACAATTGTCCGTCAGCAAAGTGCAGGAGTTTTATTTGCGGCTCAGTCTTGCTCTGCGCCCATTCCTGTACCGCCTACTCCGCCTACTCCGCCTACGCCTACGCCTACTCCTACGCCTACACCGCCTACTCCTACGCCTCAGCCTACGCCTATAGGAACTTCAACAGTTACTTATGCATTGACTACTAATATTACCAGCGGAGGAACGCCAGCACCATCATCAATTTATAATTTAGTAGATAACCTAAGTGGCGAAACACAAACAGGAACTATTGGGCAACAAGAATATGATTTTAAAACTAACCTTACTGTCCCTAGTTCTTACGTTATTGCCTCTGTAACTCCCGCGACCGCAAAAGACTATTTCCCTGGTGCTCCAGCCACAGTTACAGGAACGTTAACAGCGGTAATAAGTCCTAGGAACATTACGGTTACACAGGCCGCAACGCTTAGTCCGAGCTTGGCTCCCGCTGCCCCAGCCTTAACAATTTCTGTAAATCCCTCCTCGGCTTCGGTTCAGTATGATACCAATTATAACACAACAGTTAGCATTGCAGCAAACACAGGGTCGCTAACTGGCGTTACCATAGGAGGAACTCCTGGAACATCAAGAGGCTTTACTCATCTTGTTAACACTGCTACACCAGGTTATGAGAATTTTACAACTGAAATAGATGGAACCTACACAGCACCAACACCGACACCACCTGCTCCAACAGGTTCATATGATTTATTTTATTGTAGCGGAGGAGGAGCTAATTTAAGAGTTGTAGATGATGGAAATATTTCTACAGGGATGGTAATTAAATATGCAGGTTACTGTTATACTGTAGACAATTATACATCTTATACAGGAAACATAGTAGATTATGATGAGTTCAGTGATTGCGCTGAATGTTTAGCTTCATAAACGAAATATATTTATCTTTATAAAAATTTAATCTAATCTAATGAAAGAGACACTCAATTTTTTATCACAAGAGGAGTGCGCTTATTTTATTGACATGATTGACAAGAATCATGCACCGTCCTCCGTTGTAGAAGGGGGAGATGAAATAAGCAGCTACTCTGAAACACGAACTTCAAGCACTTGCAATCTTAATCATTCAGAAGAAAAAGTACAGCAACTTCAAAAAAAGATAGCTGATTTTTTGGGTATTGATATTCTTAAAGGGGAACACTTACAAGGACAGCTTTACGAAGAAGGAGAGTATTTTAAACCTCATCAAGACTTTTTTTTAGGGCCTGGATATAACAAACATTGTTTGGCTTCAGGCAACAGAACCGAAACCTTGATGATATATCTTAATGATGATTTTGAAGGGGGTGGTACAAATTTTGTAAATCAAAACAAAATAGTAAAGCCACAGCAAGGAATGGCTTTGAGCTGGAAGAATATGATTGACGGCCAAGTTCAAGACAATGCAATGCATGAGGGCATGCCAATAACAAAAGGCAAAAAGTATATTCTTACTTCTTGGTGGAGAGAAAGGGATTGGAATCCCTCTAAAGACATAGAGGCTTTTCAGCAACAAAAACAACCTCCAGTATATGCCAACCCATCTGAAGTCCCTAAGCTTACAGAGTCAGGATTCAAAGTTGTTAAGTGTCCTCCAGCGGCATGGGCGTTAATACAAGACTGTTACACTATGTTAAAAGAAAAGGGTGTTACAGAAAATTGGCAAGGTATAAAAGCTATTATTCCCACAGGAGAAAGCGAGATGCTAGACTTTGAAAAAATTCCTTTTATTAGGTCGATGGTACATCAAGAGCTTTTACCCCTACACAAAGAGTTTGCCAACAGAAATGTCAGACCATCATTTATATATGGTATAAGGTCATATAAAAAAGGCGCAACTTTAACAACTCACACAGACAGAGTTGAAACGCACCATGTCTCTTCAATTATAATAGTGGATAAAGATTTAAGATGTGGGTGTCAACATAAAGAGTTTGGTGATGATTGGGCCTTAGATATACGAGACCACGCAGGCTATTGGCATAAAGTGTATGCGGAGCCTGGGGATATGATTATGTATGAATCAGCCGTATGTCCTCATGGGAGGGTCGAAGCTTTTCAAGGTAATTATTTTAGGAACTTATTTGTACATTACCAACTAACATGACCACATGGGGTTTAAAAAATAACATCAATTAAAATTTGTAAATTTGCTATAAATAGAAATTTATGAACGGTTGGAAGTTTACGGCAGGTGCTGCAAATATATCTGGTATTGCTGCTGTTGGCTATAATAAAGGCGCTTTAGTTGATTGTCCTAGTGCAGCAAGTATGGGCACAGGGTTTACACCAACAACTTTAACAACTAATCTACCTGGTTTTGGGTGCTATAATGACTCCTCTGGCAGCGGAGGTATTGCTCGAACTATAGGTTTTGCTCTCAATGGTTCTGGAGCTCAATCAAACATCTCATTAGCTAGTTTTTATTACACAGTATCTACAGGTGTAACTACTGCTGCATTTATGACAACCTCCTCTCAGACCAATATAGGTAGCGGTACTTTGTCAGGAACAATAACGGGTGACGATGGCTCTTCAGGAACTTGGACCGTTACTTATAGTAAACAGTCATCACCATTTTTTGATGACAATGGTTTTGGTAGTTCATATGAGCCATTATCAGAAGGATCTGTTACAGTATCAGGGCTTACAATTACTAATGCAGTTACATATGATGTGATTACATCGGGATCACCTGCACCTGTTCCTGCGCCAACACCTATAGCTATACCAGATTTTTGTTTAGCCTCAAGCAATACAGTAAGTTTTCAGACAATAAATGGCGTAAACTCTTATGTGTTTGGGTCTACTTATGGTAAGTACGGGTCAAGCACAGGTATATTTGTTCTTCTTTCAGTTCCCTCTACTCACCCTATAGCATTTTACAATACAGGCAAAACCACTCTTTTAACTTATTCGGGGCAGTTTAGTGCTGGTAAAAAACAAGCTTTAGACGGAAACACTTATGAATATTATTATGGTGATGTAACTTTAGTAGTTAGTGGTGATTATGGAACAACGAGCTACGAGTGTTTTAATCACGGATATATGGGAGGGCAAAATAATTTAGTTTATAACGACTTTGTTTGCCCGCCTTTAGGACCCCCTATAGTACCACCGATAGAGGATCCTACAAAACAATACACCTTAAGTTATAGCGAAGGCGTAACAGGCTGGCCTTCTTTTTATTCCTATAATCCGGACATGATGATTGGTATGAATAATTATTTTTACACATTTAAACGTGGCCAATTATATAGTCATAATACTAATCCAACGAGAAATAATTACTACAACGTACAGTATAATTCTCAAATTACATCTGTGTTTAATGCAAATGCTTTAGAAAATAAAATATTTAAAACCATAAATCTTGAGAGCGACAGCTCGTGGACAGCTTCTTTATCAACAGATATACAAACTGGAGGAACTATTAATAGTGAGTGGTTTGTAAAAAAAGAAGGGGCATGGTTTGCATTTGTCCGAGCAACCCAAAGCGAGCCAGCTGTAGCGCAGGCATACTCTATGAGGTCTGTAAACGGCATTGGAAAAAGTAGTTTTATTGCAGATTCAGGAGGATCAACACAAATAGGTTTTTCAACTTCCCCTTACGTGTCAATAGGAAGTGAGGTTAGTGTGGGTGATCTTATTTATTTTTCGTTATCTCCTTATACTACAATTGATTTAGCAGGTGAGATAATTAATATAAATGTAGACCTAAGTCAATCAATAAACACCATTGTAATAAATACCAATATACAGGGTGCAGTAGCTCTGTCCACACAAGACCCATACATAGCCTACATTAAAAACCAGCAAGCGGAATCACATGGCATGCTTGGTCATTACTGTTTATTTACTTTAAAAAATACCGACACATCTGCAACGGAGCTGTTCGCTGTTGAATCAGAGGCAATGAAAAGCTATCCATAAAAAATAGTATCTTTGTTAGTGTATGGAGTTTGATATAAGAAAACTAAATTCCACTGACTATGACGAGGTATTAGTTGGTTGGTGGAAGGACTGGGGATGGGAGCCTCCAGCCAAAGACTTTCTACCAGAAAACGGCGAAGGCGGTTTAATAGTATTAGAAAATAACGTACCTGTGTGTGCAGGATTTATATATGTAACAAATTCAAAAGTAGCTTGGGTAGACTGGATTATATCAAACAAAAAATACATTAATAAAAAAGGTAAGTATAAAGCAGTAAATCTGCTTATTGATTCCCTTACCAATACATGTAAAAAAAATGGTAACAAATATGTATACGCTCTTATAAAGCACGACGGATTGATTAAAACTTATGAGAATTTTGGATACATTAAAGGCGACACATACACACAAGAAATGATTAAAGTATTATAATATGGCAATAATAACAGCAACAGCAATAGCCGGTGGCTCTATAGCTGCAGGTACTATAACTGCAGGTACTATAGCTGCAGGGGCAGCATTTGCAGCTTCTACAGCCGGTACAGCAGTAAGTCTATCGCAATCAAGTAAACAAAAAAAAGCACAACGTGATGCAGAAAAAGCAGCTGACGAGGCACTTAAATCAGCAAAAAAACAATTAGAGGTAAATTATTTGGAAGGACTTTCTGTCCCCAAAGAGACTTATGAATTACAAAGGGAAGCCGGCCTTATTGGGTCAGCACAACTTTTGCAAGCCGCTACCGAGGGCGATCAAAGAGGTGCTGCAGCTGGAGCAGGAAGGGCTAACGTATTTAATCAAGCAGCGCAGACTAAAGCTAGAGTGGATATGTCAAAAGAATTAATGGATTTACAAAAAGTTGCAGCGGAAGAAGACGCAAGGTTACAAGGGTTAAAGACAAAAGTTGACCTAGCGGAAGTAGCAGGTCAGCAAGCAGCCGCTCAACAAGCGGCCTTAAATAGATCTGCTGCCCAAGGCCGGGTAATGAAGGGTATTGCAAGCATGGGTGCCATAGCTGGTAAACAAATACCAGAGTATTTAAATCAAGGGAATCGTTTTAACACTGGAACACCATTGCCTGGCGGTACTTTGCCAGATGTGGATACATCTATTCAAGGCATGGTCAATACTGTACAGCCTCAGTATAATAGAAGTTTTGGTGATCCGTTTCCTAGTATATTTGATAGGAATTTTCAAACACCACAAATAGCGTTTCCTGAATTAATAAACATACCAAGTATTTCAGCGGGAGGACAATTTTCAAATTTTCAATAAATGGCAACTAAAATAGGGTTTAAAGTACGAGATAAAGCAATAATACCAGATGTCTCTCCTTTGTTTGATTTGTCAAAAACGCTTTTAGAGCAAGAAGATACAAGAGAAAAACAAAGGCAGACTTGGAGAGATGAGCAGGATGCTCTTAGGAAAAGTCAAACCGAATTAACGCCAACGGTAAACCAAGACGCTAACCAATTCTTTGGTAAGTTTAGCCAAGGTATAATAGACGAGTCTTTAGATCTTCAAAAAATGTTAGAGTCAGGACAAATTAACTCAAGCGACTACTCTGCCCAGTGGCGAAACTTAAATCAATCTAATGAGCAGATGATAGCTGCGCAAACATCCTACCAAGAAACTGCTCAAAAAATAACTGAAGATGTGGCCAATGGGATATCTAGTGAGGTAAACACAAAGAATTTAAATCATTTTAACAAAGTTTTCCAGCCTGGAGCAATGGAGGTCGAGCGAGATGGAAGGGGTGGATTAAGATTATTTAACAAAAAAACAGGAGATATAGTAACCCCTTCATACCTTAGTAATTTAACGAATAGTAATCTACCTCTGTATGACTACATGAAAGTAGCTGACACATTAGTGAAACAATTTGGAGTAAGAGGTATTACAGATGCAGCGGGTAATACCATAAAGGGAGTATACGCAAACATGGATGAAGGTAAATTAGATGAGTTAATGTTAATAGAAGCTAAAGCTCTTTTAGACGGCGCACAAGCTCCAATTGTATCAATATTAGTTGATGGTATGGGGCATGATGTGGTTTATAATGAAGATGAATTAAAAGATGGGAGTGTATATAGAAAACCTGATGGCACCTTCGCTTTTTCTGAAAAAGATAAAGAGAAAGCAGAAGTGTTTATGAGGAACGCTCTTAAAAATGCATTGCCTTTAGAGAAAAAAGAAGCTCAAGATTTAACTGCTGTACAAAAAGAAGAATTAAAACTTAAAAAACAAAGATTAGCACTAGACATTGACAAGCTAAACTTAGACAAAAAGAAATTTAGTAAAGAAGATCGAGACAAGGCGACAGACTTAAAAACAAAAGCTCAACTTATAAGCACCTTGTACTCTGGAACAATTGCTGATATTAACGCGACAGTAGATTACTACAGAGACTACGGGGGTAACACCAATGTTCTTGAGGTTAAAAGAAATGATACCGGAATTGTTGTGACCTTTGAAGACGAAAATGGAAACGCTCAAACAAGGTCCGTGAGTTTCTTTACGGCTGATAGCACTTCAGATACCAATGTCCCCAACCCTGACTTTGATCCAAGCCAACCCGAAAGTGAAACAAATCAAAAGTTTGTCAAAGGTAGACAATTGACTGAGGCCCAGTTTGTAAATTCAGCTTCACAGCTATTAATAGGTGAAGACGTGTCAACTGAAATAAAAAGCAGAGGAGATGACGGCGAATTATTATATAACCGAGCCCTGACATCGGTCGACAGTCCGATTACTGCCACCACAACGATTGAAGAGGGTGAAACATTAGCTCAATCCGAAACGTATAATGTTTCAGCTGATCAGTATTTTGATAAAATTATTGCTGATCCAGAAATTGATTTTGGTTTTAAACCGCCTTCGCCGTTTTCTGGTAGAAAGTCATCGAACAAGCCCGGTCTGGGACTTGGAGTTGGTCCCCTATTGCTTAATTCAGCTGATGAAGATTTAGCTACTGTTTTAGAATCTAGTTTTAAGGATATAGGATTAATTGCTACAGATACTGGTGGTTTGAATAATGAAGTAAATGTAAGAATCCCTGGGGTTACTGAGACAATTACAATAGACGCTAACAATTATACAGGTTCGGGACAATTAGAGGAAACACAAAAGCTTAGAGAATTTATAACTAACGCCCTTAAAAGAAGCCCTGACTTGCAAGAAAAACTTAATTTAAAAGCTGACGTAAAAAAGCGAGGCGGGCGGGGATCAAAATACAATAAAGTAGGAGGATAATGAACGAACAAGCTTTAAAAGACGCTTATGATTTATTTCGTGCCGAGGGGTATGAGGGATCTATAGAAGAGTTTATTAGTTTAATGCAAACCAATCCGGAAGCAGTAAATGATGCTTTTTCTATTTTTCAAGATGAGGGATATGAGGATAGTATTGACGACTTCCAAAACTTAATAGGCGTAAAAAAAAAAGACCCGATCGCTATGGCTTCCGTATCGGGGGATGGTTCTTCGGTTTTACCAGAGTCTCCAGAGCAGCCTACTGAAAAAGATTACTTTGAAGGAACCTTTGGCGACATACTCCGAGGGTTTGATAACGTTACACAGACAGGATTAGGTGATTTTGTAGATGACATGGCGCGTAGTGTAGCGTCTGGTTATTATCAGGGCGTTGCTTCAGAAAATGCATCCGACCTTCTCCTTGCAGGGTCAATGGCTTCGGAAGAAGATATAGCTAGTTTTATAGAAGCAAATAAAAACACACAGATGTACGGCCCATCAGCTGAGATGCAAGAGTATCAAAAGGCTTACGAAGATGAGGGTAAAAGCTTTTGGGGCGTTGTAAAAGGCTTAAGTAAAAGTGGTCTAACTATATTGCCAGAGTTAATTGTAAGCTCTCTTACATCTATGGCAACAAACACGGACTCTCTTTTAGCTGGTGCAGCTACTATAGGTACAGGAGCAGCAGTCGGAGGAGGTCTTCCTGGTGCAGCCGCCGCCGTACCTTTTGCTTTTGGAGCGGCAAGCTCCGCTTTAGAGATGGGCGCTACATTCTCAGAATTGTTACAAGAAGAGCTTGATGGTAAAGATTTAACTTCTGAAAACGTTAGAGCTGTCTTAGAAGATCCTGAGGCTTTTAATAGTATAAGAAATAAGGCTATCACTAGGGGTATTGCTATTGGAACAATAGATGCGTTTACGGGTAAACTGGCGGGAGGCGTAGGCGCAAAACTTTTAACTAAAGGAGGTAAGAGTCTTTCTGCCGCTAGTAAATTAGACAAAATTAAATCCGTTGGCGCGGCTGGTTTAATAGAGGGGGCTGGCGGGTCAATTGGCGAAGCCACTGCTAGAGGGCTGATTGGTCAGGAGATGGACATATCTGAGATTGCTTTAGAGGGATTGGCTGAAACCCCAGGGGGGATAAAAGACATAGTCTCGGCTAGATTCAGCAAGCCTAAGTATAGGATAAACGGTCAGAGAGTAGACGTAGAAGAGATTGATAATGTAATTAATAACTTTACTTTAGAGCAAATACAAGCCACTAAAATAAAAATTGACAATGATTACTCCGGAAAATCTAAGGAGTTAAACGATAGAGTGATAAGGTTGTCTGTGGAGCGTGAGCTTTTACAAGCTAACCCAGATTTAAACAAGCCTACACTCGAAGCATTGACCGATCTTCAGTTAGAATTAAACGAGCTAGAAGGAAACAAAACAGAGCCAGCCAAAGAAAAAGCTTCTTTACTAAGGCAACAAATGAAAGACTTGCAAGCCGCTCCCCTACAAGAAGAGGTAGAGGTAGAAGCGGGGCGTGCGCGATTTAGCATGCAAGATGACGTAGAGATAGACGCGGCTTTATCCGAGGCATCAGGTACCACGCAAGTCGCCACTACTAAAGGTAGTTATGATAAGGTTGCTAGGGAAATAAAAAAGGATGGCTCTAAAAGTACTTTAGATTATGGCGCGGGGCTTGGCATAGGCACAGACTCTATGTCCTCTATATTAGAAGATGATGTAGATTCATTTGAAATTAATACCGAAAGGTGGAAGGGAAAAAACCCTCCCACTTATACCTCATCCGACCAAATTACCAAAACATACGACAATATTGTTTCTCTTAATGTTCTTAATGTAGTACCCGCAAATGTTAGAAATTTTATAGTAAAAGATATTGCCTCTAAACTTAAGGTTGGTGGTAGGGCATATATAAGTACAAGAAAATTTAAGGGTGATATAGATAACGCAAAAAACTTTGAGCCTGGCCCTGAAGATAAAAGCTATATAATTAAAAGGAAACAAGGCAATGAGGTTATTGATGTATATCAAAAAGGATTTGATGGCAATGAACTTGTAACTTACATAGAAGAAACATTAGGACCAGGATTCGAAGTACAAAAAGATAATAGTTTCGGGTCTTCAGGCGTTATAATAACTAAAGTTACAGCAGATACCCGCTTTGAAATACAAGATCAAGGAGATGCTTTAGTGCAAACAACGGAGGAAAATATTGACGCTATAACGGAAGAGATGAATGCCTTAGATGAGGAGGAAGTAAACTTTACTACTCCAGAAGGAGAGACTACCGTTACTGTCAACCCCTTAGAAGAAAGCACAACGCCTGAGACAATAACAGAGGAGGAACTTGCAGAGCTTGGATATGAAACCACGGATGATCTCGTAAAACCTATATCCTTTTTTAATGGCATCCCAATGATTACTGGTATATCTGATATACTTGCAACCGGTACAGTAAAGGATGCATCAGGTAAAGACATGCAAGTCAACGGAGGTTTACTGTTTAATGTAAAAGGTAAAAGTAAAAATGCTGCGTGGGCAGGAGTGGCTAAAGACAAGTCTGAGGGTCAGTATGACAACGCTGTTAGGACCTACCAAAAAAACAAAGAGTTATTTGATAGATTATGGCAAGAGGGCAAATTGCCAAATGGCCATGTGCCAATGGCTATTATAAGAATGAGTAACGATGCTGTTAATTCTAATGAAGCTGCATTTAGGTTTTTTATATCTGAAATAAACTCTCAGTCAAAAGAAAACCAAGTCGCTGCAATGACAGATGTCAAGTCTATATTTGAAAACAAGACAGGACAACAAGCAAAGCAAGGGCGGGTCGTTTTATCTTTTATTAATAGAAACAATATTCAAACCCTTGGGCAGTTTTTTGATGCCATTGTAAAAGATGCAAATGATAGAGCTAAGGGTGATGTAGATAATACATTAAGTTTAAATGAGCGAGAATATATATTTAAAAATTTAATTTCTGCTGAAGGGGTTAAAAAGGCAAACAAACCTTTTATTAAATCACTTTACAAAGGAGGTGAGGTGAATGAAAGCATGTTTACGGCAAATAATCTCTACAATTCTATCGGGGAGCCTTCGATGCTAAAGTCTAATAAAGGAGATGTTGTGGCCGTTGTTGGGATCGACGTATTAAATGGAGGAGTAATAGATATAGATCATGAAAACTATGGGACTGGGCCTAAAGGAAGGGCTATAGCTTTAATAGAAAACCCTACAAATGGGGTGGAGGTTTTTCCTACATGGAAGGCTAAGGCTAACAGGGTGTTTAAAAAGGATACGCGCGGAAAAAGACCAACCGAGCAAGAAGTAGCGGCACAGACAATGGGAACGGCTCCGATAGACAAGGCTTTTCAAGGAGATGTTGTTAGTACTGATATGAACTCGCTTGATGTATTAATAGGAAAGCTAAGATTTGCTTTCCCAAACGTTAGCGTTACTAGAACGATAGAGGAATTTAACAACATACTGTCACAACCTGGAGTCAGAACTAAAGAGACAGAAGGAAAGACAATACTTGGTTTAACTACCGAGGGAAAAATATTTTTAAATCCAGAGTTTGAATCATTAGCTACTCCTATACATGAGTTTGGTCATATCTGGTTGGATTTTTTAAGGTCTAAAGCGAGCGGTGAAAAAGGAACTAAGCTTTTTAATAGAGGTATTAAGCTTGTTGAAGGAACGCCCGAGCTTACAAGAGCTATAGAAAAATATGGTGATACAAAACTAGCAAGGGAAGAGGCATTAGTAGAATTGTTAGCTACTAAGGGCGATACTATAGCTAAGGCCAGTCTAAAGTCTAGATTCAAAGAGTGGATGAATGCTATGTTTAAATACATACAACAAAAGTTTTCTACTTCAGAGCAAAGATTTAAGACTCAAGAAATTAAAGACGTTAAGAAACAATTCAAAGACAAGAAAATAAATCAAAAGCAAAGAGATAAATTGTTGCGGCGGATAGATCGTCAAGTTGAATTTGATATATCTAATTTAAGCTTACAGGAGTTTATTGACACGGGGTTAGCTGATCTGTTTAAAGGAAAAGAACTTTCAGCTCGTTTTGATGCCACAGCCGAATCAACAGGCTCCGCAGTAAGGATGAGAAAAGGAGAAAAATCTCAGGAGCAAAGAGTAAGAGAGGGCCTTAAAAGAACTGACGATCAAGGCAAAGAAATCCCAAGGGAAAACTCCATCTGTTAGTTCCGCTATTAAAACCTTTGAGCGTTTATTTACAAACATAAAAGATCCCTCTAAGATTACCCTGACCCAAAGACAGGCAATAGCAACACAAATAAAACTTTTGAATCGAGGAGCTAGAACCGCAACATCAGCATTGAAAAAGGCTCAACGGGAACAAATAAAACTTTTGAATCGAGGAGCTAGAACCGCAACATCAGCATTGAAAAAGGCTCAACGGGAACAGAAAAAAGTCGACAACGCTGCAATGCGAAAAGTCCAACAGGAACAGAGAAAAGAATTAATACAGCTTAAAAAAGCATTAAATTCTCAATTAAATGAAATGAGACGTGGGGGCAAAATATCAGACGCTCAACTTACCGCCGTTCTCAATAGATTTTCTAAGGTTAATATGTTTAACCCTACATCTATAGACCGATTTGTGGACTATATGGCTAAAGTGTTTGCTGATGCCGAGTATGCAGCAAAAATAAATTTTGCGAGTAAAGCCCGTAGGAATAAAGCAAAGAAAGCGGCGCAGTCTAAAATTGGTATGGCTGATTCAATAGTGCCTCAGTTGTTGGAGATATTTAGTGTTAATCCAACTTTAATACCCGATAGTGTATTAGATCAGTATATATCTTTAGTTGATTCGTTTAGCAAAGCCGAATCGGTATTGTCTCTTCCATCAATATCCGAGGTAAAAAGACAGGTTGAAAAGGTATTGAAGCAGTTAGATGAGGAGCAATCAATGGCGATTGATCTTGCTGACAGATTTGCAAATACAGATAGCAAGGTCTTTGACTCAGACAACAAGTTAGATTATGCAGCTACCCTTAAAAAAATGCTTGATAACGGTGAGATAAACGAGCGGGAGCTTGAGGTAATGCGTAAATATAAGTCACAGATATCCCCGCCCCAACTTAAAAAACCAAAAACCGAGGCTGAATTAGAAGCTGAAAGAGAATTACTTTTGGAGGGTATAGACGAATCAACTGATTTTTCTGTGTCTGAATTGGCATTACCATACGCTAGAGATTTAGCTAAACAGTTTAAAAAACTAATACAAACAGATGCAATTAATAAATTCGATAATGTTGAATTAAAGAATGTATTAAAACTAATAGACAATATTAATAATGGTTATGCGCCACATCTTATACAGAGATATAACGAAAAATTAGAATCAATCACCAAAGCCTCCGGCTTGGCCACATCGATTAATACTGCTAAACCGCTAACGTTTAGTGCAATGTATGCTAGGGTTAAGGGTTTAATAACGGGTAAAGACAGCATCCAAGAATTGGTACGACGTAATCCTTTATTTTATATTGACCAAGTCTTTGGAGATTTTAAAACCAAGAATATATTTAACGCTGTTTTTGGAGAGGCTTCTAAAGCTGTAACTAAATATAGATCGGAGTTTGACATTATACAAGAAAAGATAAATGAGGCTGAAGCTAATGTCCTTAAATCTTTAGGTAGTGATCCTAACAAGTTTAGCAAGTCGAAGTATAAACAGATGGCTTATATGATACAAGAAGAGTATCTGAGTAACCCTGATAGCGAACAAGTTAATCCAGTTACTNAATTTTTAAAAGCCACTNTAGAAAGAATTAACGAACAAAAAACACGATATACAAAAGGCGATTCTGATATGCTTCAGGATATACTTGATACGTATACTAATGACCAAGGCGAGTTTGATAATCAAGCGTTATTTGATTCTTTTAATAAGGCTGAAAAACAATCTATTCAAACCGTAAGAGACATAAATGATAGTCTAGGGGAAAAGGCTGAGATTGCCGCCACACTAATCAGAGGTGAAAAATATAATCCTCTTGATAATTATGTACACCTTAACGTACTTCCTCCTGGTAATAAAAATTCCTTGGAGTCGTCACAGCTTAGTGTTATTGAGGCCTATAATACTAGCAGAAAACCATCCACCAAAGCAAAGACGTTGATTAAAAGGACTGGAGATGTGTCGCCTCTGAACTTTGACATTTACGCTTCAGCAATCCGAGGTAGCAAAAACACATTAATTGATTTCCATTTAACAGCTCCATTAAGGACTGCAAGGGGAACGCTGAACCAAACAAAAAAACTTTTAAAAGAACAAGGCAAATACACATTTGATAACGTCAGGGTGTTCAATGCAATAGAAAGTGGCTTTGAAGAGTCAACAGAGAATTTATTGGTTAACATGTTTGGCGAGTCATCAGCAGCCGATGCTGCTTTAAACTATTTACAAAAAACGGGATACCGATCTATATTGGCGGGAACTGGCAGATTTATTGCTGAATACGTATCCAATGTTAGCTTTGCAATGATTGTAGATCCAAAAGGATTTATAGCCGGATCAAAGATGGGATGGTTGAGTTCTCCTAAAGGGGCACAAGTTTTAAATAACTTAAGCAGTAAACAGACAACTCGAATATATGCCGATGGCCTGACAGGTAGATTTATAGACAAGTCTATACTTGATCAAGCTGCGGGTGTTCGAGGCGGTGCTGCTGTTGCGCCCGTACAGAACGAAATCCTTAAAATGTGGAATAAAACAGGTCAGCGCTGGAAGAATGGCGTTGAGGCTGCTGCAGATTTTTTGATTTCTACTCCTGATAAAGCCGTCATGCGTCCATTGTGGTTTGGAGCTTTTGAAAATGAATTTAAAAGAATTACCGGTAAGTCCCCTGACTTTGACAAAATCGCAGATAATGATTCAACTTATATACAGGCTAACCAATCCGCTTTAGATGAAGCTACAAATTTAGCTGATAAGAAATCAGTAATGGCGGGCGCTACAGACAACGCTTTTATGGGTATCTTAAAGGGTACGGCTAAACCAAATCAAAGCGCACGGCTTAGAGCTTTTAATGCATTTAATAACTTTATGACTCGGTTCCTTATATTTGAATATATAACGGCACGTACAGGTGTTGCCAATCTTATAGGCAAAGGCGAACTCAGCAAAAAACAAGGCGGTAGATTGATCGGCGCAGTTATAAGCCGAATGATGTTGTATACCATACTAGGGCAGCTTTTAGCTGAGGGAATGACATCTTTGATAAACGATGATGACGACGATGAATTGCCAGGAGAGGGGATGAAGTCTCCAGAAAAAATGTTGGGTCAAGCCTTTGCATCTACCTTCACCTCTCTTCTTTTAGGTAGGGATTTTGGAAATGCAACTAAATTAATTATTAATAGAGGTGTAGAAGAATTTAATGAAGCGCAACTTGAGTTCTTAAGGGATGGTGAGTACGATGCCTTTAAGGACGCTTTACAGTATACACCTCTTCCTAAAACTGCGTCTGGCAGGGGTAATGACTTAGGAGATTTTTTAAAAGGAATGGGCGCTGCATACGGACCCGTTATTGGTGCAGGTTCATTATTAATAAAAAAGTTAACAGAAGACAAAAAGAAAACACCTGAAGCGATTGAACGACAAGACATGGAGAGGTTTATAAGGTTGCCCCTGGAGCTTCTTGGTAACCTAGGATTCATACCTCTTTACAAAGACGTTCGAAAGATTACATTAGATCGTATTTATGGAGATCTTTCTAGAGCCAAGAGAGAGCTTAAGGACAAACAGAAAGCCAAAAAAGAAATGTTGCAAGGCTACGACAGTGAGTCGGACATGAAGAGGTACGACAGAGAGTTGTGGAATGCAACCTTTGGTCCTAACTCTCCAGGCTATGATGAAAAACAGGCGCTTAAAGAAATTGAAAGAGCGCAACGACAAATAAAACAACAACAAAAGGATGAGATGTATAATTATACACCTCCACAGAAAAGAAAAAAGGTAAAACAAAAATCACGTTTTAATAAGAAAAAGTCATCGCGATTTAATAAGAAAAAGTCATCGCGATTTAATAATTAATATGCCATTTAAAAGTCAAGCGCAACGCGCGTACATGTACAAGAACCTGCCGGAGATAGCAGCGCGGTGGGAGGAGGAGACAGTGTCAGGGTCTCTGCCAAAAAGAATACATCCAAAAAAGAAAAGGCCATCATTAATTTCACAAAGGAGGCGAAGACGCTTGCCTAAAAGATAAGCAAGAACAGCAGGTACATCACTATAAGAGTGATGCAGATAGCACCAACAAAATCAAAATCAGGTTTATACTTCATCAGTTACAGACTCCCCAACATTACGAAGTTTTTTAGTTAAATTATTTACCTCACCTCTAAGCGTGGTATAGTCCTTATCTATTAAGTGTTCGTATATGTTGTTTAGTGAAGTGTGAAGCTCGCCCATGACAAAATTTATGTTCTGTATTCGTCTATTTTCAATCGGAGTTAAGTCATTCATGCTCACTAAATTATAAAAAATATATTTATCCTCTGTATATTTCACATATAAATCCTAGATCCTCTAGTTCCTTGAGCCTATACTCTTGAAGTTTTGATACCCTTCCTTTTTTTGTTTTGCACTCCACAAATAAGGCAGGCCTACCCATATGAAGTGCTACTAGATCAGGTATTCCATTTTTATTAGTCTTGATTAGCTTTAGGACGTAGTACCCCTGAGCTTCTAGTTGCTTAATCTTTTTTGACTGTATCTGCTGTTCCGTCATCCCATAATTGATTATCAGTTAAATATTTTGAACACATTAATGGATAAATAAATTTATATACTCCAGAATATTTGCCCACAAACTCGTATTTTTCTATGTATCCGTAGTCTTTCATAAGCTAAGTAAATCTTTTCGGAAATGATTAAGTGTGTAATCTTTCTTGCCGATTACAGCTTTATATATCTGATCTTCAATCCCGCCTTTGGCGAATATCCAGTAGACATTGTTGTTAAGCCTATCTTTGGTGGTCATGCGATCACGTGACTGCCAATAGCTTGTTGCACTAAAATCAATATTGTAGTATACCAAACAGTCAGCTTGTCTCAGACTTATCCCTTCCCTGCCGCTTACAATCTGCAGGGCTATACTTTTATTTCCATTTACAAAGTCATCTAACTCGGTGGTAATGCTATCTTGGAATACCTTCTTCAACGCTAGGAGCTCCTGNTTAAACTTATAAAATATTCCGATCTTTTTATTCTTAAAACTTTTATGGATAAACTTAGCCTTACTTAGGTCTAGTATCTGTGATGATCCACTCTCAAACTTTACAGTGCCTGAGTATATTTGGTGTAGTTTCATCATTAGTTTTACTGGAGTATCTGCCAAGATCACCTCATCTTTACCCTGAACGACAAGGTCACTCTTGAGTTTATTAGCTAGGTTATATGTAAATGGATTCATCTTAACGTGCATTACCTTCTCAGTAGTCTGCACTTTGAACCCAGCCTCTTTCTGACTATAAGACAAAAAGAAAGGTTGCATGGCATCCATAATACTTTTCTGACCCTTGGAGTAGTCACGGATACTAAGGCCGTTAATCATCCTCTGAGTTACATTAACGTGGTCATCACAAAAACGATAGAAGCTTTTATACCTTCTAAAGGGATTGCTAGGTATACCATAGACCTGGTGATACATCTGACTGTATGATTCAGGGGTAGGTGTGCCAGATAAAAGAATAACCTTGGCATCGCTGTTCCATATGTGGTATTTAACATCCTTCGCGCGTTTGCTAGGCTTAGGAAATGCACCAATGCAATGAGCCTCATCTACAATTACTATATCGTATGTTCCTACGCCAGTCGTTTGCAGTTTATGTAGGCTTTCATAATTAATTATTGTTATATCAAAGTCAGGCACCAAGGTGTCGTAATCTTGTTGGATGGAGGAGATGGCTTTCTTTTTGGTAATAAACAACACGTTTTTCGCAGCTGTATTTGCACATATACCTAGACTAGTAAAGGTTTTCCCTGTTCTCACTTCCATTGCTAAGTATACAAACCCATATTTTTTAAGTATATATGTGCCTTTTTGTATTATTTTAATTTGATAATCTCTAAACTTCATATCAGCTTTGTTTGAATTTGTGCTTCGCTCCTTGGTTTCAGTCTAATCCATTTACCAGTCATATCTCTACCTACCTCAGCTTCTATTCCTTGTGTATATTTTGAATAAGATAACATCCAATTTTTAAATTTAAAATGAGATACAGAAAACTTGGATCCGCGAGCATAGTCAGGATATGAATTAGTAAAATCATAATAGATTTCATTTAAATGTATTTTTTTGTTTACCACTAACAACGGATTTGGTTGACTAGTATCGGTTAATCCGCACCACTCACAGAAATCCCCGTTGGTTTGCATTATCAATCTCTTCATTTCACCGTTTACAGACTCACTTAATATCAATCCTTCTTTTAAATATAGCTGTAGATTTTTAATCATATAGTTATCAAACTTACACCAGTCTTTATCGTCCCACTCTTCACCAAATATAAACCTACCAAAGTCATCCATTGGCGTGTGCTTATCATTGTAATGAGATGCTAGTTCAAGCTCCCACCTTCGTCTTGCAAATGATGTGCCTGCACCCTTAATTGTATAATTAGTAGTGATCACCACTTTAGGAGATTTTGAGAATGGTATTTTAATTGCGTCCTTGTTTTTCTTTTCTAGGGTCAACCCTTCGGTAACTACACTAAACAACCTCTCGAAATCAAAATATTTTTTTACATCGTCAAAGACAAGCACTTGGGTGTCAGCTGATACTAACTGATAAGGAAAAGACTTTTCAAATGTAAAAGATTTACCATCAATCATTACTACCTTCTTCATATGACCCACAGCTTGAAGCCATATACCTTTACCAGTCCCTCCGTTGGCCGTATCAGAAATATTCTCATCGTTTAGAATAACCGCGGGGCAATAGGACATATTTTTATGAGCGTGCATTAAATATCCAAGAGTTGACTCAAGCGTTACAATGCGATTATCATCTTTGTTTGCTATTTGTTTTACAAATAGTTTAAAATCATTATCAGATTGGTCACATGATTCATAAACCCTATTTATCACATGGTCTTTCCAGACATAACCATCTAACTCTAAATAGTCAATGGCCTCAATAGAATCCTTGGTGATTTTAACTGCACAATTTTCATAGTATAGATAAGAAGTGTCTAAGGTGTCTTCAATAAAGTATATGTCAATAGTACTAAGTAAGGTCAAAAAATCTTCTTTAAATAGCCTAGTCTGTTCGGCAAAGTAATTATATATAGCCATATCTTCAAGGTCATGCAGATGATTGAGAATAAAATCTTTAATATCTTTTTCAGTGGTATGGTCAATCAGGTTGTTTGTTACCTTGACAAAAACATAACTCTTTTGTCCTTCTGGGCAGAATTTAAAATATCCATTTGATTCTAAAAATCTTTTAAATATTAGCGGTATAGCTTTAACAATTCCTTTTTTACTGAGAGTCCAAAACTTCACAGAATTATTTTCTTCTGCTACTTGGATAACGGAGTCTATGACATCTGTCGCCAAACTTGACTCCTCTAAGTGTTGGCGAATTACTTTTTTTGATTCTCCTCTTCTTAATCTCTGTTGTATATCATCCAACTTATCTTCATCCTCATAGTATTTAGTGTTGAAGTTTTTGGTGTTTGCATAGGCTGATGTTATTGTCTTAGATATTTCAGTAGCATTAAAGTCACGGCTTTGATACTGAGTAATAACTAGCGTTGCCGTTGTAGATGAGATACCAAAGTCATTAAATGCCATCGCAAGTATAAATGCATTCTGATTGCGCTGACCCTCAGACATGGGATATTTTTTCTGCCACCACTTTACTAGGATATCAACTATCTTATTTTCATCGGTAATAGGGATTGTGTTGATGCCACTCGTTGAGTTAACTTCTTTATATTGTTTGTCCTCAAACACCTCCCAGAGTAATGAGTTAACATTAATTTCAATCAATGGATCGTAAGACTCATAACAAACCCTGCTTAAGTTTTTTGATGTCTTATCAAAATAATTAGATTTAAAATGTTTTTCTAATGCAATAAAGTATCCTGTATGGTTCTCAGGAATCGCAGGTATCTTTACTAAAACCTTCAGCCCTTTACCTGATGGTGAAATAAATACTGAGTATACATATTTGTTCTTTGCAAATTTAGTTTTGTCTGATAGTAACTCTTGCTTTTTTAAGTAGCCATCAAAGTCCAAACAGATCAGGCCACTATGTTCAAGTAGCGACACGTCCGACCTCTTGTTAAACTTTCCACTAAAACATATTGATGGGAGTTGTTTTTTTAGCTCATTGCGTTTTGCCTTATTATTCTCAGAACGAATAGATTTTATTAAATCTTTTGACGCTCCTTCTTTGATTCTTTTTAATATAACGTCAACATCTCGGAAGAATGGAGAGGTCGTTGAGTTAATATCTTTAAAAATAGTGACGATTTTTGACATTGTGATGTTGGTTTTATGTTGGTTTTAGATTGCTTACCCTTTGACTACATTGCAAAGTGTTGAAAATGTTGGTTTTAAATATGATTCTGTATTTGAAAAAAGTAAATATAAATAAATATATATATATATAAGTATAGAAAAATAAAATTAACATTTGACACAAAAAAAAGGGGGAGCATAACTCCCCCTAGTTTAGTTGGGGTTACCTAAAATGGTAAATCAGGGTCAGCCTTCTCCACTTTGGGAGCTGGTGCAGGGGCAGGTGCATTGTCCTCTAGTGGCTTTACATAGGGTTCTTTTATGTTAAGAGATAACTTCTCGGCACCTGCTTGAGTTTTACCTTTCCAAGCCGAGATTTCCACTTCCTTACCATCCATTGTGGTTCCAGTTCCTCTGTAGTCAGGTTGGTTGCTTCCATTCTTTTTGTTGGTATTAACAAATAAACTTCCTTTCCCGTTAGGGTGTACATACTTTTCACTCATAGTTTAAAATTTAAGATTATATATTACGTTTCTTATGTCTTCTTTCTTGTCCTTGCCATGATAGTGTTCATAGATTTGAACTGCAGATTCTACCTTCTTTTTCCCCTCTAGCGCACTTTCCTCACTAACTGGGCAGACATAAATCTCATGGTAGATTTCTCCATTGTCACCATACTCTCTTGGGTTTTTGTCTATAGCTATAAACCACATCGGCTTATCAAATAACGTTTGATAGATATAGGCTTGGGTGTCATAGAAATACTTGTTCTTTCCTAGCCACACAAATTCCTGGTCGTTCTTTGCCGTTGTAGTTTTTAGGTCTATAATAATTCCTTGAGAGATGATGTCAGCCTTGGCCTTAAACGGATGACCAAATATCTCACCCACTATTGGAACCTCATACTCAGCATCCTTGTCTGTTATAAGATCAGCCACTTGTTGCTTGGCTCCCTTATAGCCCTTAACGTTTAANAGTTCGTCTCGGAGTTGCTCCATCAACACTGCCTCATGCTCTAACAACGC